TCAGGCCGCTGTAGGTGTAGATTTTGGTCTTGGTCTTTTCCTCATAATAGGCTTTGGCGATGCCCATCTTTTTGATCAGCGCATCGTGGAACACATCGGACAGGATGCGGAACCCGCCAACTTCGTTAAACTTCCAGTGAATGTAGGTCGTGGCCTGATCGGCAAACTGCACATCCTCTTGCCCGCGCGGGATAAACTCCACAAACTTGCTGGATGACAGAAAGATCCGCATCAGGCTTGGCTTGATTGACCGCACGATGTCGCGCACCTTGGTCGCTACAACCTTGCTGCGCCCGTCCTCATAGCCGATGTCTGTCTCACCGTCGAAATATCGCTGGGCCTTGATACGGCCCTCGCTGACATCGCTTTCGATGAAATCAATCGCATCCTCAACGGCGGTAGAGAACACCGCTTGGATGTCGCTCTCGTCAAGCGGCTGTGGGCCTGTGGTCGTATCTTCTTCGTCCTCAATCACGCCAGCGTCATCAAGGATGTCCAACACTTCTTCGGGGATCATATCTTCGGGGTCCATGTCGTGTCCTTTATTGAGGCGAGTATTCGGACTCAAGCGCGCGTGTCGTGGCTGGTGTGGCCGTTGTGAATAGCGTTGCAGCCAGCAATCGGGAAAGCTGCTCTGTTTGCGAGTCGGTCAACTGCTGGCCCTGCATTGCGGCATCAAGCGCACGCAAAGCAATGACAGCATCGTCGCCCTGCTTTTGCGTCAGCGCTCGTGCAATGTCCTGATAGATGCGCTGGCGCTGTGCTACAGTATATTCGTTTGTCATGCCAGTGACAGCCTGCACCACCGCTTTTGCCGTGTTGATCGGCTCGCCCTGCGCAAGCTGGCCGACAATGCTAGGCGTGGTCATGTCGCGCACCTGCTCGTCAGTAGCTTGCCGAATTGCCGTGCGCGAATTGACTGAAGTGGCGGCACGGGTTTCAGCCGCAACCATTGCCTGATCCAGCATTCGCAGCATTTCATCTGCATCATCGCCAAGAACGCGCCGAATCTTCTCGCGCGCGTTGTCGCTGCCAGCTTCACGCAAAACAGCCAGAGCCTGACGTGCGTCAATGTTTGGATCGCTTGGGATGCGTTTCACGTCACCGACGATCTGGTCAATGCGGGTGCGAAGGCCAGACTTTGCGGCTTCAATCTGCGCTTGCGACGGGTTTGGACCAAGTTCCAGCCGCACGTTTTCAACGCGGGTGCGGGGGCTTAGAAGTGCCTCACCCAATTCAAATGCATTGCGCTCTTGGATCGTGTCGCCGCCGACCCTGACGGCCTGCGCATAAGTGCCGCTTGGGCCGCCCGTGGCTTCAATGATGGCGTCGCGCAGGTCATTAGCCTGACGCTGGTAGCGAAGGCTTTGCGGCGTATCTACGGCGACAAGCCCTTCAGTGTTCTTTGCGCCCCGCGCCAGAGCGTTTAGCTGCCTTTTCAATTCGTCAAGCTGCCGCACGTTTGGCATCTCAACAAACTGGATTGATCCGTCGGGTCCAATTTGGGCCATGATCTGCTGATTGGTCATACCGCGATCCCGCATTTCTGCGTTAGCTTGCTGGATGGCTTGGTTCAAAATGTCAGGCTCAATCCGCTGGGTCACGATTGCTTCAATCTGGCGACCAGTTGGACCGGCATAATCAATTGGCGTTGAATATGCAGCATCATACAGCGCAGTGCGCTCCGGTCCTGACCGGCGCATGATTTCGTTCACCGCTGAGACTGGCCCCTCTGCTGGCTGCCCAAGCAAACCTGTCATGCCAGTGTCCAGTTGCTCATTGACGCGCACCATACGCTCATCAAGCGGCCCCCTGACGGCCTGTGCGCCTGCGGGGCTGGATGCACCAGTCGCATCAAGCAACGCCTGCGCAGCGACGCCAGCATCGCCCACCATGCCCTCTTGGCCTGCCATCTCAACCCGTGAAATGGCGTCGTTGATGTCGCCACCCATTTGGAATGTGTTTTTGATTACGCGCGCAGCGTTTGGAGATATTCCAAAGATTGACGCGATCTGCGCAACATCGCTGCGGCGCACCATGTCCATGACATTAGACGCGCCCTGCGCAACGTAAGGTCCAGCAGCGCCCATGAGACCGCCAGCAACTGCGCCGAAGCCTGCGCCTGACTGCGCCTCGGCAAGCCGATCTGGCATCGTCTGGCCTTCGCCTGCTCCATACACAGCACCCTCTACACCGCCAGCGGTCGCGCCAGCCAGAAGTCCGCGCAACGCTTGCGCACCGCGCGTGCCAGCGCCAAGAACAGCCCCGACACCAGCGGGGATCGCGGTTGGTGCGGCAGCGGTCAGCGCAGCCAAAGCAGCTGCAGGGACGGCAACACCGCCAGCCAAATTCAGCGCGGCAGTTTCGCCAGGCCGCTCACGCTCCATTGCGCCCGCCAATACCCGCGTTCCAGTCGCAGCATTTGGCCCCCGCAAAGCGCCTACAGCCTCATCAACCATTGACCCCACAAAAGGCGTGCCGCGCGCAAATTGTGTTGCCCGTGCTGCGCCCAAGTTTTCCTCAATCAGCGACCGATCAATAGAACTGCGCGAAATATCGCCCGCGCTGGTTCCGGCCATTGCCTTTTCAACAGCGGCAGGGTCCATTGAACTGAAGCCGGGCGAGACAACGTAACGCTGGCCATTTGGCCGTTCAAAGACGCGCGTTGACCCGTTCCGCGAAATGATGCGCGGCGTTGTGGAAAGGTCAGCTTCTGCCGCCATGCGGGCCGCGTCCTCTGGGCTTTGCGCCCTTACCTCAAAATTAACGCCGTCACGAGATACGGGATAAATGCGTTCAACCATCAGTAAGGCTCCCCGACGGTCACGCCGTTAATTGTGTTTCCGGTAGTTGTGATTGCAGCCGATCCGCCGTTACTGGCCCGATCAACAGCGCGCTGATAAATCTCTTGCAGATCGCGCAGACCTTCTCTGAATGCCTCTGCGCTTTGCGCACGATTAAGCCTTGCGATGGCGTTTGTTGCAGCCTGCCCTTCTCTTTCCGTAATAGCGCCGCCACCCTTGAGGCTTTCAAACGCCTGCAAGAACGCCTGCCCTTGCAGCTGCTCAATTCGGGTCACAAGGTCAGTCCCTGATTGCGACATTGCAGGCAAGCGGCCTTGGATCATGCCCGTAACGCTTTCAAGGCTGCGACTGTTCAAAACGCTGTTAATCAATTCCAAGCTGTTTTGCGCTGTTGCCGCTTGGGCTTGCTTGTCAACCTGCGCAGTTTGCGTTTCCTGGGCAGCAGGGCTGCCTGGCGCGGTCACAAAGCGGACGCCACCTTCAACGCTAGGATCAGCAACGGCAATTCGGCCATCAGGCATTATCTTCATTTGCTCGCCGGGCATGTTCACAGTGGTCCCGCCACCACCGACCTTGTTCGCCGTGCCGTCTGGCTTAAGGTTGTAAAGACCGTCCTCAATCTGTGTGCCGGGGAACATTTCACGCATCTGCACGGCGCTCAGGATCTGGCCGCGGTCAGGCGCAGGTTCCTGCGAGTCTTGATAGGCCTTCAATGCGGCCACGGCTCCGATTGCGTCAACAAGCTGCACAAAGCGTTCTCCGCCCGGCTGCGCGCGCAGAAACTCAATGGTCTTGTTCTTGGATTGCGTATCCTGCCGCGTTTGCGCACGCCCTGCGATCCGATCCGCCGACATCTGCATCAAGGCTTGGTTGGGGTTCATCGTCAAACCGCCAAAGCCGATGGCCAAGCTGTCAAGAAAGTCTGGGTTGGAAAGCAGGCCGCGAATGCCACCGGGCTGTTGCTCCTGCGTCGGTTGCGACGGCAGCATCGTTGGCTGTCTCATGGCTGTTTCCCTCGTGTTCTGTGTTGTGCCGCGATCCGCATCCGCTCTGCCGAAAAGGTGGTCGCCAATGCGTGTAAAATCTTTCCCCTCGGCCCATGATGGGTTTGAGATGTCGGGGTTGTAAAAGTGCGTTGCGCCGCCGGTGATGTCACCAGCCGTGCCAGACAACAGGCTGTCCGCAACCATGTAAGCGGTTTCGTCTGGGCGGATTGCGTCAATGTTCTGACCTTGCTCGCCGCGCGCATAACCAGTGACGCTGTTCATTGGCGAGAATTGACCGGGCTTCATAATGACGTCACGAACGCCGTTGCCATAGCCGGGTTGACTGACGCGGTTCATAACGACATTGCCAGCAGCCAACATGCCAACCGGCCCTTGATTGCCAGCCTCGGCAGTCAGTATGCGTGCAAGCAATTCCCGATCATCTGTGCGCCAATCAACCATCAGATATTCAGCCCGCCATAGTTGACGCGCAGATAACCGTCAGACGCGCGGTGAACAAGGTGCGGGTGCGTCTCCATCAATTCATCGGCCATGACGCCGACTGTGGGCTGGTCTGGGCTGGCGATGCGCTTGCCTTCGTCTGTCCAATCCCAAGAGTAAATATTGACGCCGCTGCGCTCACCAATCGGTGTGACGTTTGTCTTCAAGCGGCGATCAGACGCCATGTAAGTTGCACCAGCTTGCGCCCCAGCTTGAAGGTAATCAAACCAACCAGGATTGCGTGTCTCCGTTGTTGATCCCTGATTAAAGTTGCCCGCGCTTGTTGCCCCCATGCGCGTGTTTAAAGCTGTCTGCGGTGCGTTAGCAAAGCCGCCGTATTGCGCACGGGCAGCGTCAATCAATCGCTGGTTATTCTGCTGCTGCAACAAACCCTGCTGCTGCTGCATCCCAATGATGCCCTGACCCATACCGAAGCCAGTCTGGCCCAAGCCTCCAAGCTGACCAGATGCCTGCAAGCGAAGGTTTGCGGCCTGCTGTGCTGCTTGCTGGTTGGCTTGCTGTGCGTCCAGCGTCATGCCCTGTCCAAACTCTTGCGCCCGACCAAATGCCCCTTGGTTTGCTATTTGCCCTTGAAGCCCTAATGCTTGTCCAAACTCTTGCGCCCGACCAAATGCCCCTTGGTTTGCTATTTGCCCTTGAAGCCCTGTTGCTTGTCCAAACTGTTCCGCCGCTGAACGCGCAGACTGGTTTGCCAGCGCAGCTTGCATCTGATTGGCAACGTCCTGCTGAGATGCGCCAAGCGCCGTCTGGAAGCCCTGCTGACGCAGACCCGCCGCAAGCTGACCGCCTTGCCGTGCAAACGCTTCGTTGGTCAGGCTTTCGGCAACGCCTTGACGCGATCCACCGAAGGCACCAGCCGCAGATGCTTGCGCCCCCAGTTGGTTCATTTGCATTTGACGCTGGCGCTCAAGGTCGCCCATCGACGTATCAATGACCTGCTGCGTGTAGGGGTTCATGTAAGTGCCGATGCCGCCAACGGCTTGCTGCGCAGCCACAGCGTCAGGCGTATAGCCAAACTGCGTGCCAACCTGCTGCGGATCGTAACCGAATTGGGTATCAACCTGCTGCGGATCGTAACCGAATTGGGTATCAACCTGCTGGCCCTGAAAGCCCATGATGTTACGCGCGCCGCCCATTGCGTCAGTCAGCGCACCAGACGCTTGCTTAAACACGTTGTTTGCCGCTGCGGGATTAATCGCAGATGGCATTGGTGTTGGTGCAGATTGCATTACTTGCGCCGGCCTTGGAGCCATTGGCGCAGGCATCGGTGTCGGCGCTGCTGCTGCTGCTGGATTAGAACCACGGCCCATGAGTTACCCCCGTCAATTTCTGTTTGGACGCGCCACTGGGCGCATAGGTGTTGTGCTGCGGCTTGGCAGCGCATTGGTTATGCGAGCAATCGCCTGATTGGCTGGCCGCTCAAGCCGTGGATCGTTCACACCGCCCGGCAGAACCGATCGCAAGCGACTGGACGCAAACGAGCTTGGTTCGCTGCGTTCACGCGCTTGCTGAATACGCTCACGCCCATCTCGATCACTGCCGCTATCTGAGGGCTGGGAAACTGCTGCACCGCCACCCTTGTTGCCCAGACCGCCATCGCGCGGCCCCGTAACCGGATCAATGAACATTGCTGTAAGTGCATCAAATTGCGCAGGCGCGCGCTGCTGCAATTCGGCAAGGGCTTGGTCATAAAGCCCGCCAGAAGAATATGCGCCCATTCCGCCGTAATCCATCGCAGTCGGCATACCGGCCCCCGCAGATGTTGGCATACCCAAACCAAATGCATCAGCCGCCGCATTGATGTTGCCACCAGCAGCCATCTGCATTGGCGTCATCGCAGCAACGTCTGGCCCGTAATAGGGAACATAGCCAATTTGCGCGATCTGGTCTGCGCGGGCAATATTGCCCTTGGCCTTTGACTCAAGATACTCTGGTATTTTGGTTTCGGTTGTGGTGCTGCCGCGACCCATTATTCAAACTCCTTTTCCAAGACCGTCATCACCGGCTTGTATCCGTATTTCTCAAGAACCCGCTTCCAACCATGTCGCCCCGCGATTGTCATGCTGGTGCAGCCCTGTGTCTTACTCCAAGCTACGGCGCTGTCGATCATATCAATGATTTGATCCATCTCGCCGCCAGCCAAAAAAACGTGCAGGACTTTCTTCTTTGGATATATCACAATCTCTGTGACAGCGCACCCCCTTTCGGCAGGCCACAATTGCAGCTTGCCGTCAAGAATTCGCTCAGAAACGTCATCAAACGTGTGCGTCCCGCCGCTGTATTCCAGCGCGTCATCAATCCACGGGCGGCAATGGTCAATGATATTCAAGACCTGATCCTCGTGACTGACAGAGACACAGACGGCGTGGCGGGCGCAAATGCAGTGGCAGCAAATGCTTCAAGCGATGCCGTTGTGTGATAATTTGTTGCCCAGCAAGCCTCAAGGTAATCACCGGCGCTTACGCTAAAGATAGCGCCCTTCGTGACAGGCTTTGTTGATGTGTTGTCATGCAGGCTCGCGCGCGTTGCCCCAGATGGCACGTCAACGCCGTTGATCCTTGGCCAAAACCAAAAATCAACTTTCGATCCACTTGTGCTGTAAACCTGCGCAGTGAAGGTCAGGTAATAAACGCCGCCCTCCTCAAAGATAATCCGGCTTTGATTGGGCGATGCCCCAAGGCTAATCCCCTCGGAAAACCCAGCGGCTGGCGCGTCAAAGACAATCGGATAGGCAGTGTTAGACGCCGCCGCAGTGATGTCATTGTCCTGCGTCAGAAACCCAAAGCCATTGGCAATGACAAGCTGACGCCATTCGCCATCAAGCGACACCACCGGATACTTGTTGTCCCGATCCCACAGCAGCACGCCGTTCTCTGCCGCCGTAGCCCTTGCATCAAGCGCACCTAACTGGTCCAAAGCGCGTGCCAAATACCGGCGGATGTTCTCAGCCCATGCTTTCGCATCTGTGGTAAATGGCGGGATCACACGGCTCATCTACGGCCACCTGGGACAGCATCAAGCCGCATCACGCCCACGCGCCAGTCAGCCGCAGAGTTGCCATCAACGCGCATCCGCACCTGACGCCCGGTGAACCGCATGCTCGTCGGGTTTGCCATGCTGAATGGCCCGTAACTACGTTCAGTTGCAGTTGGATAAAACCGTGTCTTGAACGTAGCCGTGACATCGCCCAGCGTTCGTTCGTCTGGGATAAACTGCTGCACGCTCATTACCTGATCGCCAGTCCCAAGCGTGATTGGCCCGCTTTCGCAGAATGGCGTAGCGCCGCTGTAGGAATAGCCCGCCTCATGCTCATATAGAACACCGTCGGCAGCGATCCACATAGGCTGACGGAACGCGCCGCTGTCAACGCCAGCCGTGCGGTCAATGTCGCCAGTGGACCAGACGTTCTGCGCGTAGTCGTAGACGACATAGCGGTTGCACTCAACGCTGGCACCGCTTGGATAGAACCACCATATCTCGCTCCAGCGGCTGTTGACTAAGGCGTGAACCTTTGACCGCTGATCGGTGTTAAAGTCGCTAAAAACGTAGTCGCTGACTTCGCTGGGCAACTCCTGCACGGCACCGCCGCTGTATGTGAAGAAACTGCGCGCGCCCATCCAGACAACGCCCATGTCAATCGCAACCGCCGCATTGGCCGCAATCAGGCCGCAGGACGTGCCGACACGTTCAAAGCCATAGACGAACGGCGGGCCTTGGTAAGTCGCTGTGTGGGCGTCCTGATCGGTCAGGATCAACGCCTGCCCACGGGTCCGCAGGCCGCGCAGGATTGTGCCGTTGGTCTGGATTTCGATGTCGCCCGCTTCGTTAGTCGCAAGCGGCGTCCAGACTGTGTTGTCCTCTCGATCAGAGAACGCAATCTTGCGCGGGTTTCCACCAGCACCGAGGGCAAACAGGGATCGTTCTTCTGTCACCATCAGCGCAGAACAATTCTCTGGGCTGTTGGCGATCTGCGCGGCATCTTCAGCAGAGTCTAGCTGCCACTCATATAGATTGCCGTCATCAGCCGTGCAGCCGACAAGGTATTCGCCCCAGTTATCCAGCGACCATGTCGTCGCAGGCAACAGCGTTGACGTGTCCTGCCGTGGCGTGCCGTATGTCTGGTTGCCATATGTGCTGGCACCATAGCCCACAGACAGCGTGGCATCCACCCGACCGGCTGTGAAGCCGACAGGCGTGATGTCAGTCACTGCATTACTAGCCGTCATGGCAAACAGCTTGTCGTGCGTGCCAAGGGCCAACCGGCGGCTGTTGCTGTTGTCCTCCCACGCAAGCATTGAACGGACAACGCCCGCAATGTCTACACTGCCCCGCTGACGCCAACCGCCAACAGGACGCAGGGAACCCTCATGGAACCGGATCAGGTTGCCATCGCGCCACCGGCCAAGAGATTGGTATTCAGTGCCGTTGCGATACTGCCCTGCTGGGATATTGAGCGGGATAAGCGCCATTTGTGTTTCCCTTATGCGGGTTCAACGGGCCAATCGTCCTCGCCCAGATACGGGAAGTTAGCATGATCCGTGATGTCGCGCAAAGCCTGACG